AATCGACCACAGTGTTTGGGTCTGTGATGTCCGGCGTAAACTCAAATAAACGCCCGTTAATCATCCAATCAACTAGGTCTTGCCACTCTGAAATGACTTTCGCTTGTGGCTCATATTTAAACTCGACGTTAAAAAACTGATGAGTTGCAAATGTAACGACTTCTTTTTCTCCGCTTGCTGCAATGTTTACCGATCCAATAACTCGCTTTTGCATCGTAGTAGGCACATAAGTATAACCCGTTAAAGTCGGCTGCAATACAGTACCCGCTGTCGATGTGCTTTGATATGATGTAGCGCCCGTTTGGTCTGTTAAACTAAACCCGATAAGGGGTGCGCAAAAAATAGTAGAATGAGTCCCGCTGCCAAACAAAAGATCGAGATAAGCACCATCAGTAGAAATTGTAACACGATTCTCTGTACCGCCGTTAAGAGTACGGTCGATAGAGTACGAATAAATATTGTTAGGATCGGCTGCATTCATTGCCCTCACTATTTCTTGCATCAAAGCAGTTAAAGAATAATAACCTTGTCTTAAAACTGCACTAAGCTCAGGCCCAAGGCTTGCCGCTCTGAAGTCTACATAATTATTTAAACTCGTAACTTGAAAACCATATAAAAATAGGGAGCCTTTAGTCAGTGCCATTATCTACCAACCCCCGGCGAGATTTGATTGTAAATAAAATCAGTCGCATCACTGTTTTCTCTTATCATTTGAAGTAGAGCCATTTTAGTCTGTTCTGTCTCAAAGTAATGACCCATAACGTTGATGTGAACCGTTTTCTTCGGCTGCACTTCTGGTTGCAATTGATTGACGGCGCCTTGATCGGCGAATGAGCTTTGCGATCCAACACCGCCATAATCACCGCCACCAAAGCTAGTGCCACCCATTGAAGATTTTCCAAGTCCTCCGGCTGCGGCTCTGATAGCTCCCGACAATACAAGTAGGCCCGCACCGGCTGCGGCATAGGCTGGGTTTACAAGAGCTGCGGCCAACATCTCTTCACCTTGAGCCTGAGCAATATCGGCGATAGAGTTAAGCATAAACCCTTTCATAATATCTGCGCCACTCTCGGCGCCTTCGCCCATAGCAATAAAAGCGTCTGATGCTCTACGATGTAAGATTTGAAATGATTTCTCTCCGATCTTAGAAAAGTTTTGAACTGATTGTGCAGCCTCTACTGATGCCTTTTTAAAACCAGCTCCAAAGCGTTGAGATGCCGTTTCGCCGTATTTCTCGGTATTTTGAATTGCTCGGATTTCATCTTCTTGAGACTTGCGCAATATAGCCATTTTCTCGTGTGCTGCGGCCTCTTGAATCTCAAGCTTGCGAGCTTCAGCCTCTTCGACGTTTGCTATCTCGCCCTTCTTGAACTGTTGATCAATCATGGCAAGCTGTGCATTGCGTTGCTCATCAATAAGGGCAATTTGTTCTTTTCTTGCCTCTTTGATTTCTTCAGCATTCATTGATTGCTCAATCTCTTTTTCTAGATTTTGTTGCTGAAGCTTTAAGGTTTCCTCATGAAATTTTAAAGCGTGCTCTCGTTCTTTTGAGCGCATCTCGTCTGCACGAGCTAGACCCTCTTCAGACGGGCCGAATTGCTCGGTACCTTGAACACCCTTTTTCTCACGTGCTGTTTTCTCGGCTTCCTCGGCAAGCTTTAACTGCGCCTCCATTTCTTCGCGCTGTTTCTTCATGCTCTCTAAAACGACTTTATTTGCCTCTTCACCGCCGAAGAAACGAGCGAACCACGGGCCGCCTGACTCCATTTGCTTCATGGACTCATCAAGCTCTTTGATTTTAATTTTTAATAAAGTGACATTGCCCTCGGCTTGCTGCACGTCTGTGCCAAATGTGCTCTTAATAAGTGCCGCCCAGCCCTTAAATGACTCCGCAGCTTCTTTAAAAAATGATCTCAAAGAAGGCCCAACCGTTCGCTCGAACGCCAAAACCAATGTTTCTCTTAAATCTTCGGCCTGAACTTTGAGTTGCTTCCAGACAATTGTTAAGCTTTCTGTATTTTCCTTAACATTCTTAAATTGCTGAGCACCTTTTTTGAGCGCCTCTTCTAAGATAGCCGTTTTCTTTTCTTGCTCGGTTAGGTCTGAAACAGTAACTCCGATTGACTTAGCATACGCAATCTGAGCCTTCTCTAGATCAACAATAATGCCCATGTGCTTGAGCGCACGCGTATTGCCCGCCGCTAAAGCTTGCGTCATGTTCTCAAAGTTTTGAACGAGATCACCGCCAAAAACATTTGTAGACTTACGCGCAAGCTCCATGATCTCAGGCAGCCTTCTTGCGTTATCGCCCATCGAAACTAATGCTTTGTTTGCAGCCTGTAGAATGTCCGTGTCATCGGCAAGGCCTTTAGATGCTCCGATTAAACCTTCTTTTAGATTCTCTGCAACGATACCGCTTTGATGAGCGAGCATCTCAAATTGATTGTTAATCTTTTGAATCTTTTCAGCATCTAAAACAGCATCAAAGGATTGTTTAAGAACAAAAAGAGCAGTGCCAACAATTCCAATGACCGAAGCTACATTTGTTAAGCCTTCAATTAAACCAGTAAGATTCTCTTTATCGCCAAGGCCTTCAATACCTTCTTTAGCTTTGAGAACTTTTTCAATAAACTCTCTAGCATCAAGGTCTAACTTTAACGTCTGCTTTTCGTTGTTATCAGCCATTATTTATTAAGCCTCGCCGCCGTATCGAATAACGATTTAACCGCAAGCACTGTCGAAGGAGCCGTAGGATCAAGTGCCCGCTTAGGATTTAATTTATCTTCCTCTCCGAACGCCCTATAGTAAAACGCCTTGCGCACATTTTGATAGTACTCAGCATCACCTAAAGCAATCGACGCAATGTCGCATTTTGCGACATGATCCAATGCTTTTACTCTTATATCTAGTTTTCGACCGGCTTCTAAGACCGCATAGAAGCGTGATGCAGGCATCGCCATAACTTGTTCTGGAGTCCAAGAGAACATCAGGCACGCGCCCGCCACGATCTCTGCGGCACTCATATCAATGTGATCTAGCTGTCGTCTCAGCCGGGGATCAGCATTTTCAAGTTTTTTTTTTCATCTTCATCATTCGAAGCGTGGGCCTTGCCTGTTACCGCTTCAATAACGAGTGAAAAGAGTGCCGCAATCTGCGCATGAGTCATTTGCTCAACGTCTTTATACGTAATAGTGTCGCAAACTGCGGCAATCAAATCATAGTATCTGACAAGAATATCGTTCGCCGTGAAAGCGTCCTTATCTTTTAATCTAGTCAAAGCGGCTAGAGCATTGGTGTATTTGAAAAACTCAGACACACTCACGGGCTTGATCTTGTGAACCTTACCGTGAAGCCTAAAGGCGATCGGCTCAGCGATCATCTTATCGAGATCACTCACCACCGCCACAGGGCCATCAAGCTGTTTACCGCTTCTAAGATTAAATAAGTTCATCAGATAACAGTCTCATCACCAAATCTGAAGAAACGCTCCGGAGTTGTTGACTCATCAGGCAAGATATTCCAAACGATCTTAAGTCTTGCTTGTTCGGTCGGGCCATAAGTGATCGAGCTTTCAGCCGATGCACAAGCCTTATAAAACGTGTAATCTGCCGATGTGTCGCTGTCATCATACGACAATGGATGAAGAACCAAAACTTTTGCATCAGCTTGGTCACTTTGTCCGATAGCTGCTTTAAAATCAATAGCTGCACCTGAACCAGAACCAGTGCCGACCTTAGTGGCTGAAGGGAATACTACTTCCCAAATGTCTTTATCTTTAATCTCTGCAAGCTCCGTGGTCACTGTGATCTCAAGACCACTCACGCGACGATCACGGATAGTTGTACCGCTTTGATCGGCATGAATCGGGCTTTTAGTATATTTAGGTGTGATAACTACGTTACCTAATGTACCGCCAAGATCAACGAGTGATCCTGATGGGCCATAAGAAACCCGCATCGGGGTTAGTTCCATTTGTGTGGTTGTTACGACTGCATTGCTTCCCATTTTTTATTCTCCTTTAAACCTTTAATGTTTCGTAGTGTTGAACTTCGCATTCTAAGCTAATCTCTTTTCTGAAAACCGCATTGGGCGCGCTTGGGTCATCAGTGTTTGAATAAAGAGGGCTAAAAGCTGCGTTCGTAACCACTACAGTGATTTTTACTCTCTCATCGGAACTCGTCAAACTGACCTGATCTAAAACCTCGTGTAATGCCGCTTGATAACGCCATGCTTTTATAGCAATCAAATCCGCGTGCTTGTCTTCAATAAGAACCGTTATATTTATGCGAGATACCGCATTAATATGATTCGCACCCCGTTCATGCTTCATAAATTCCAGACGGTCAGGTATTATAAACACGGCTGGGGTACGATAACCCTTGGGCTTTGGGTAAATGTAATAATCTCTAGGCGGCTCAGTTGTAACCACTGGGTCGTTTCTTTGCGATCTAACAGCCGCAAGCGCAGCAGCGATATTGTTCTTTATCTGCGCTTGGATCAAATCAACGTCTGTTTCAACTAACTGTAAGCCGATCATAGTTTAGTTATATCCCGTTGAATGTTCTTAAAAATGAAATCAGATATAGCTTTCATCATCTCGTGCGCAGTCTTTTCAGACCATTCAGTAAACGGACGAACTGCGTCTACGGGCCACGCATAAGGCGTGCTAATAGAAATAGTGATGCCCTTATTAGTAACTACTTTCTTTTGACCTGATCCCGGCCCAATCACGGCCTTATACAGCTTACCAGTAGCTATGAGCATCTTTGTGCCTGAGCCTTCATAAGCTGCAAACTTCGAGCGCTTCCAATCGGCATAACGTGGCTCTAATGGTTCCCATCCACGACCCTCAGAAAAATTCTCAGTCTCCCATCTCTTGCGCTGTGCGTTTTGATACATCGCATAGATGTTACGAGAGAAGAAAGATTGCATGGCGTTTTCTCGCTTTAGCATTCCTTCAAAGTTCTTCTGTATACCGTTTGAAACGGTCTTTAAACTTACGCTCATCTATTAGGCACCACATCCCTCACAGAACCAAGCGACGAGCCAAACAAAGGCTGCAATGCCTGACCTTGACGGTTTTCATAATAGTCATTTCTAAACTTAATAGCGTCTGACTTAGCTTCTTGAGCCGTCTTCTTGAAAGCCTCAAGCATAGCAATGCGCTTATCGTCCGGCATATCTTCAAGTCGATAGGTGTCTGACTGTGTATCTGTGAATCGTTGCCCTAGCTTCTCATAAGCCTCACCTACAGCATAATAGAGCGCTCCAGCGCGTAGCCCTTGAGGTATTTGAGAATAATCATCACCAAGGGCTAAGAAGTCACAAGCAAGGCGCAGAAAGGTTTCTAGCTCGCTATCGGTGAAGTATTGAATGTAGTAAGTAGCCTCTAAAACGTCACCATCAGTAGGGGCCGTAACCAAAGTAAAATAACCACTCGAAGGGTCATCAGACGCAATGCCGCTTGCAGCTATTCTAGACCCGTTTAAATAAACACCATAAGGAGCCGCAGCCGTTGTAAAATTCGTTACTCGTCTAAATTCAAAAGTTTTATAAAGGGTATTGCTTCCGTTTAAATCACCGAATACCCGCTTATATGCACGAAGGCGATCGGTCGAGCCGTCTGATAATCTCATTCTTAAATCTGAAATCGCCGTGGGCCATGCCATTATAAAACCCCTAATTGCTCTAGAGCGTCTGCTATCGTTGAATCGCTCTCAAGATAGATGTAGTGATAACCAAGCTTTTTTAAATGCGATGCCTTAATTAAACAAATGTCTACATCAACACTCGTTTTAGGCTCATCAACAAGAAGCATCACGGGCGGCTTTTTCTTGTCGTATATGTCAGCATAAGGGAACATTTTATCAATTCTGTTCATTCGATCATTGTATCTAAAGCGATCTCTAAACACTTGATCGGGGATGTAAAAGTTCTTTACGCAAACAGTCGACTTAGCCACTTGCTCAGGGATTGATTTAAAGTCTGAAACTCTCTTCAAAGAATCGGCTCTAGAAATCTCTTTCGCTTTTTCTTTGAAATCCTCCGGCAATTCTACTTCTGAATAAATTACCGCTGAGACGTGGCCCTTTTTTGCTCTTGCCATTTAATTTTCTCCTTGAGTGGGAGTGTACCAGCGGCACACCCCCAAACAAGAAAATAATTTAACAGTCTCAATTAAGCTGAACCGTCTGAACCCTGCCATGCAAAGCGAGGGTCAATGAAGTCAGCATTAGCGCGAATACGTACTTTATAACGTACAACGTCACGATCGAAGCTGAGGCCTGAAGCTGGATTTTCCATTTCCACAGCCGCAGCATCGCGAACTTGGCAAACGAAGAAAGGAACGCTGTCATCGACAATGTACCAAGCTTTTGAATCTGCGTTCACTGAGCCGTTTTGGTCGAACATGAAACGGCTTGTGGTGAGGTCTGCAATGCCTTGGATTGGGTTGATTGCGAACGCGCCCCCGGTGTTACCCGAAGAAGCTGCACCTGATGGATAATAACCAGAGTGAAGCAATACAGCCGCATCAAAACGATAGTGTGGTGAGATTAAAATGCGGTTCGGTTGAACGCTCATTTTCAATCCCAAGATATTAAGCTGATTCATAAGAGCTACGATACCAGCTTGAATGTTTGCTTGGTTAAGCGCGCCGTATGAATTCGGGCGAGTCTTACCGCCACCTACAAGGCCTGTCGACCACGGATAGCTTGATTCATCAGCAGGCTTAGTTTCTGAAGTAGGAATCGAAAGATTCGCGTACTTCATGTTAGCTACTGAAGCCAATTTACCATAGCAATAAGCTTCTAGGATTTGCTTAGCGTATGCTCCAAGTTGACCGGCAAGCTTTTGAAATTGACCAGTTTGGTCATCTTCGAGAAGCTCTTTGGTGATTGGTAGCATAGTCCCAAATTTACGGTTTCTAAGAGCCAAGTTAAGGCCCGCAGCTCCGACTTCTGGGTACACTTCGTTCTCACCAACTTGTTGAGGGAATCCAATGCCCTGAATAGGAGCATAGAGTTCCTCAAGCTTAGTTGAGTTAACGGTGTGCGCCCAATCACTGAAAGTGACTGGCACAGTCTCATACATGGCATTGACGATCGACTGAACGCCAGCGCGCAGAACTTGAGGGAATGCACCGAGTGAATCGGCTTCCATCAACTTCTCTTCCATCTTTTTCCATGAGAAATTACGCTCAAGAACTGGGAATGCGGTGTGATCTTTAGGATCGACGTTAAACTTCTTGATCATGAAATCGCGAAGTTTGATTTCGTCTTCTGAACGCCAAGTTGATTCACGAAGAACCTTTTCGTTCTGTTCTTTTGTATTTCTGAAATGTAGCATTTTTGTATCGCTCATTTTATTTATCCTTTCTTAGAAGCTTACGCCGTTGCCGACGTTGTAACCGATCAAGCAATTGCCTACAGAGCTTGCGCCTGCGGTTACTTGAGCATCTTGGAAAATTCCAACTTTATTTGTGCCTGAAGCTGAAACGGTTTGAGCGTCTACAGAGCAAGCATAAACGAATCCACCCGGTACGAATGTGTCGCCGTTCTTCAATTTCATTGAAGCAATGATGCCGTATTGAGGGCCACCAAGGTCTTCAATAGCTTGTGAAGCGTCCACAGCGGTGCTGTAAGGGTTTACAAGCTTACCATTCGTTACGGTGTTGCGAGCAATACCTTGAACGGTTGCGCCATCGCTATCCGATGTAACAGCCTTCAAGAGATGATCAGCAGTATCAAGATACAATAAATCGCCTTGGTTGAACGATACAGTGCTATCGACCAAGCTCAAGGCACTTTCAAAGTTAGAACCGGGGCGTGGTGAACGCACGATTCTATTTTTAGCAGTAGTTGCCATTTTTTTAGTTTCCTTTCGTTTTTATTATTTTCGAACGCAATCGCTAAAGCCTGTGATCTTTGCCTTCTCAGTCTTAGCTACGGTTTTTTCCATCGAGGTTGCAAAAATGCTTGGTGCTTTAGCCTTGGGCTCACTCCCTGACTTAACACCATAAGCCTCAACAAAAGTTGTGATAACTTCATCAATACGAGCTTCAGATTTAGGCTCGCCGATGAGTGTACGAATCTTATCAGTTGCCGCACGTGGCAACTTTGATTCTTGTAATTTCTTATCAAGTGAATCAATCAATTCACGCTTTTTAATCTGTGCTTCTAAGAAAGCGATACGAGCTACGAGTTTTACGGGGTCTGATTCCTTCTTAGCTTCGTCTTCTTTCTTCTCTTCGCTTTCATGTTTAGCTTCATCTTCAGATTCGCACTTCTCTTCTGATTCGTGCTTCTCTTCGCTCTCGTGTTTAGCTTCGTCTTCTTTCTTAGCTTCTGACTCAGCTTGTGGAGCAGCTTGCTTCATAGCCATGTGCTTAGCTAACTTCATAGAAGCGGCTGCGCATTTTTGAGCTTCTTTAGGTTCATAACCCATTTCAATATAAGCTTCGTATGCTTGATGAGCGGCTTCCATTGCTTCGTCTTCTTGATCGGTTGCGTTGTCGCCCATGTGTTTTTTAATCATGTCCATGATAAGCTTTTTATCTTGAGCCGCATCAGCATGATCATCAGCCGGTGCCGCTTGTTTAGCCTTTTCTTCACCTTCTTTTTTAGCGGGCAAAGATTCTTTTTTTTCTTCTTGTTTCATTATTGCTTTCTCCTGTTCAAGTAGTGAAATCACTTTGCCACGTGCTCCGGGTTCAGTGACGATGTCAGTTGATACCGCATCACGAATCGTTGTCACGACTCGCACCTGCGATAAGCCTTGCTCCATTGCCTTCATAATCTTAGGCTTGCAGCTAGATGGAATTTGCGTGTCAAGAAAACTCTTAACCTCTACAGCTTTCGCATCACCTGCCGCGTTAATGGATAAACCTACAAACTCTTTATCTGGGAATGACTTCGAATACTCCACCGCATGGCGAACGAGTGAACGTGCCCACTCAAAAGGAGCATCAGGCAACATCACAAGGTCAGCGCACAATGCAGCCGATCCGTCCTCGTTCTCTTCAATGTGTAAATTTTCATAGTGACCAACAATGTCACGCACTGAGCGTTCAGGTCTGTCGTTCTCTTCTGAGCGCGAGGGATGATCAGCAAAACATTTCTTACCTTCAAAGGCAGTAACCGCGCTCTCAAGAGCTTCACGGGTGTAATAGAACCCGTCCCGAAGGTTACCAAGACCCTCTTGAATGAGTGCCACCTTGAATCGGGTAGGCCCTACGCCATTGTCACGTGCAGCCTCAAGGAATTTTGAAGCAATGAAATGATCTCGAATAGAACTCTCACGAGTCCCCATCTCTTCGGCTCGACCGTATGGATTGGATTTCTTAATATCTTTATTCTTTTGTTGCGCTCTTAAAACAGGCGCATTAGCCCCTAGCGAGTCAGCCTCGGCCTTTGGTTCTTCCTTCTTGGGCATCTCTTCGGCAATGTCTTTAATCGCTTCCTTACCATCTACGATCATCAAGCCTTGAGACTTTAAAAGGTTTAAAAACGTAGCCGCATTGATCTCAGGGTTTTCTAAAAGAATCTTTCTTACCTGCTCCTCGGCATCGCCGGGATGTGGTAGTTGCTCCTCACCCTTTGCAATAGCTGGAGCCGCCGAAGTATTAGGCGCGGGCTTGTCAGCATAAACCTCTGAAGCATAAAACCATTTTTTAACATTGATACCGGGTTGATCATTTTCAACGACTCGAATGAGTCCGGCCTTTTGCATGGCTTTTCTTAGTGAATTCATCCCCAAAGCTTTCTGTTCTCTCGTTTATTCTTTGAAACGAAACGAACAATGATGTCGTATTTGCCCGCTCCGGCTTGCACCATTTCGGGCCTATAATCTAACTCTCGAAGCGGTATCCCCTGATTAAGCGCTACCTTCTCAACCTCTTCTAAAGTCTTGCAGCGATAACCCTCAATCTCATAAATATGACGCTGTACGACTCTTCTCAGATTGTCAGAACCGCGATCTACTTCACGAAAACTGTCGTCATCTCTGCCTATATATTTTTCTTCGTTTTTTCTGTACTCGTCAAACGTGGGTAATCCATAGCGCTCCGGGCGATCCATTACCTCTTCAAGCGATTCTGTAGTGATTGGTTTATTGCTCATTTTGTCCTTTCACATCTTTACGTTCGGTTGATGGTATTGCATTGGCTGGCTTTGGCACCTGAGCCATGCCGGGTGAAGTTAAAGGGCTAGTCATTGATGAAATTGGCCCTTGTTTTGCTATCTTAGCTTGTTCTTCTTCGAATACGTAATCCGTCACGTTAAACTCTTTAGCTACCATTTGAGCTACGCGGTCTTTCGATAACCACTCCTCTTGCTCTGCTAATGCTAAATCTTTAAGCTTTTGTGATCTATCTTGAGTGATAATCTCAGGGAATGTAACTTCACAATCGGCCTCAATTTTGGCCCATTCCATTAGACGATCCCATAGCTTTAAAATCACTTGCTCAAATACTTTTTGTCTAGCTTCAAAACGCTTTGCCACGGGCTCAGTAGCCACGATAGCGCTTGCTCGGGTTTGTCCACCGGAAAGATGGGTTCCAAAATAAGAAACAGGAATACCAAGCCCACTAGCCACCATGCTAATAGCCCATTCAAACGTAACATTGCCGCCGCCCTTTCCAGTTCCTTCAACCCCTTTATATTCGCGTGTAATCTTTGCGCTATGAACAAACTCAGAACCAGCGGGCGCAAACGTACCAATAGAGTTTTGATCTTGAATATAAGCATCAATATCAGCTTGATTTCCCTCTATGGTCGTATCAATACACCACGCCGCTTGCTTCTGTAGAGCAACGAGAGAATAGTTAACCGAATCTCTAAGACGCTTTAAGAACCCTAAAACTGGGAATAGGTCAGATCGTCCACGCTTCTCATTAGAAAAACAATTGATCTTGTGATGATCTATCTGATCGGCTGGGATCGTTTGAAAAATAAACTTTGTGCTTGGTAGCATCGTGTTATTATCAAGGCCCGTGTACATTTGCCATTGCGTAGGTGCAACCCAAACGTAATAAAGAACGTTAGTGATGTCCTCGGGCTCAGTTACCACTTCCCAAAATACAGTCGCATCTAAAAGCCTAACCCGTGGCAATAACGCCTTAGGAATCTTTTGTCCGGGGTATGGGTCTTGAATAATCTTTGCATCATTCTCAGGCAACCACCAAAGCATGATCTCGCCATTGATTGACATTTCAATCGCAAGTTGATCCATCATCTTTTGAAGATTGTTTGCTTTAGCGAATGCGTCCCATAACGCCAAAGCCGCTTCGTTGTCTGAATCAACTCGAAAGCCACGACCTAGAGTAAATTCTTTTAAAATGTTTACAGCTTGATGAGCTACCGGGTCATGGTTGTAAGCGTAGAAGGCTGCGTTTGCCTGTTTGATGAAATCGTAGAAATAGAGATTCTTATAAAACGGGCCGCCTAATAAAGGTACGAAGTCATCGCCGATAAGACCTGAGTTAAGACCACCGCCGCCGTCATCAGCCGCAAATGAATCCATGCCTTCTTTAAACCTAAAACCCTTGAAGTTCTTTTCACCATTTTTAAAAGCCTCTAAAAACTCTTCTCGTTCAATACTTTTAAAAGCACGTTGGCCCGTTTCTTTATTTATTGCAACCACTCGTGCATCAATTTGTGCGTCTTTGTTTTTCTCTAAAAACGCTACCATTTCAGCAATAGATTTAATGCTATTAGGATCGTTCAAATCACAAGGCTTGAAAGACTCGTTAAACTCGTACGTTTCTTTATCAATAAACTCATTGTATCGATCGTAAGGTAACTCGCTTTTAATGATCGTAGAGCCGCGAGCGATTTTATTTAAAGCCTCATTAAGTGAATGTTCGGGCTTTATATCTTCGTTTAAGTCATTAGCCATGTTTCAAATTCTCCTTGATTAGACTCCGGCTTTTCTGGCATATCGTCCAACATCGGAGCCGCAGTGCATCTACAGTTAAAATGAGCGGGTGGAATAAGAGCGTCACATTCATCATCGGCGTGCTTACCCTTTAGCTCAGCCTCAATTTCTTTTGTCGTGAGTCCGTCTCTCCAAGCGCAGCATTCGTCTGTCCTATCGTCTATTATCGCTATCCAAACGAAATCATTAATCCCATTTTGCTTAGCTGCGGCAACTTGTCCACCTCGAACCTTATCTAAAAACTCATGGTTCATTTGTGATTCAATTTCCCAAGCGTACCACTCTTCGTTGTTAGCTTCGGTAGGTATATCAAACACATTATCCGGGCCGCGCCACTTCGGCACGTATTCTTCCATATAGTCTTTTACAAGCGCATCCCATTCTTGATCGTCCATAGACAAATCAACCATGTCTTCGGGCTTCTTCACCTCAGCTTCAAGTACGGGAATCGGTTTAAGCGTACGACGTGGGATTTTAACTTGCCTTGATTTCGGTAAAGCTCTTTTGACACGAATAATGCAATCACTAAGAGAATCATTATTGACGCGAGATAACTCAATCGCATCAATGATTTTACGAACGATACGAGATAACTCAAGATAGACTCGATCATAAATAACCCCGCCACTACTTGTTTCTTCGGCTACAATCTCAGCCGATCCCTTCGGTATGCTAACCCTAGTCTTAGAACCCTTGGCCCTTGCTATAGCCTCACCCTCACTCGCCATAGACAATAAAAATGCGTGCTTATTAACGCGCTTAATCACACTAGAAATGTCTTTAGAAGCGAGTTGGATTTCATGATCTAGAGATAGTTGAATGTTTAGTATTGTGGCCCTAGCTAATGAGTTCATCATGGATTCAGCCGGGATTTGAGAGTAACGATAGGTTACAATCTCAACGAGTCTTAGAAAGCATTTTCTTAAATGATCGTTTACTTCGCTTTGACCTTTAATCAAAAGAACTTCTAAGCCCTTGTCTCGATCATTCACAAACTTTCGATAATAAGGGCTAATCGCTGCGCTTGCAGATTGTTTCATTTAGTTCACATTCTTATAGTTTGTTAAGAAAAGCAAGCGGAGTGGGGGGATTCGAACCCCCGTCTTATGCGGTGGGCGTCCCCACAATTCGCAATGCTCTACCCGCTGAGCTACACCCCAAAAACAATTTTACCCACGTCTGAGAACTCGTAAACCACCGGGCGATGGTTCCCATATATTGCTCATTGCGCATAAAACATAACCCAAGGCATCGCTCATGTGTGTGAGCATCGGGTCAGTCGTTTGATCAAGCGTAAATGTCGCGCCTTGCTTCCACGTAACGCGCTGTAAGTCTTTCTTCAAATACGGTACTTTCGTCGGGTGTATGAATAATTGTCTTGACCCTGATGCATCACATAGCTTTTGGTTTACAGTATTCACACGATCTTTAACATTAGGGTTAGATTCAGGGGTTAAATTTGAATAAGAAAAACCAGCATCGTCTAGCAACTCAAGAAGTATTGAATAGTCTGATTTCCCGGCTGCGGCACGCTGCCCTGCTTTGCCAGTCGCATCCCCCGCAAGAATTAGTTGGGGTTTACTTTTCAGTTGAAGACCTCGAAGCCTGTTTATCAATTCTAGAGAAGCTTCTTGAGTATGAGACTTCTTTAAATGAATCTCATCAAAGAAATAAAAACATCCTGCGCGTTCTTGTCCGATAACCCAACTCATTGGCGTTAAGTTGAAGTCAAGACCTATTACAATAGGCAAATAAGGCGAATATAAACCCTGACAAAACGGGCTAGTTTCTCTTAGGTTTTCCTCTGTAAAGTTCATGTATGCAGAGCCCGAATTAAGGTCTAAGAACTCGGCTAAAATCTCTTGCTTAAATTCATTCTCTGACATTTCTTTCTTAGCAGCTTCGAACTCTTCTTGTGTGAATAGTGGGTTACACGTAGAGGGCGCATGAAATGTTTCCCAATCGGGGTCAGTCTTTGCGCGCTCAAATAAGTCATAGAATGCGTCAAAGCCTTGAGGTGTAGACACAAACGAAGCCCAGCCCTTGGTAGTTGTAAGCATCGGTCTAATAATTTGAGACCATAAGTCTGGGCTTTGATCACGCACTTCATCAATCACAACGCCATGAAGCGATTCACCGCGAAGATTGTGCGAGCTTTCTCCCGATACAAACCTAATGCTCGAACCATTTACAAAATAAGCTCTCAGCTCTGTTTGATTTGGTTCTTTTTCAAACACATCGGGGCAGGCTCTTAGCATTGATTCAAGCCTTCTAAACTGAACCTTTGCTTGATCGTATGTGGGCGAGATAAACCAAAATGTCGAGCCCGGGTTCGTCCATGCTTTAAGCACTAATTCATTAAGGCACATAGTACTCTTTCCGCTTTGCCTTCCCAAGCTTGCAACTCTGAATCTAGCTTTCGAATTGTGAAAGGCATATTGAACTCTATGCGGTCTATATAGGTTAAGAGTTTTTTTTTAACTCTCATTGCTATTTAACACGGGCCCAAGTACAGCGCTATAAATAACTTCATGAGCTATTTTTTCATCACTATTGCCTTGATCGTCCACGGGCTTTCGGGTCGGATAAATGTATTTACATGCATCTTTGGCGGCCATGACTCTATCTTGAAGTTGAATGCGTTCTACTTCGTATGGTGTGCCGTCTGGCGTATATTGAGTCTTTGTAGGCCCCTCGTACCCGAGCCCTTTCCAATCCATTTTAGCTACCATTAAAAGAATTTCGAGAGGATCGACGCCAATGTTTTTTGCCATTTCTCTTACGGTAACTGTTCTTCGACTTACTGCGCCTCTAGTTCTAGCCATAAAACCCTCATGTTAATTTATAAATTGTTAACACTACTTAACTTTTACCTACGCGTCTTAACATTTCAAGATAATTCTGCAAAGTTGGTAAGTCTTTGTCTTTTTGAGAGATTATGGGCTTATTGGTGGGCCATACGAGATCGGTTGAATCCCATCTAAACCCGCCGTCAGTTAGACGATCATGAGGCGTTGTGCATTTGTAATGAATCAAAGCATCCGTTTGACTTAGGACTGCGAACCCGTGCGCGCATCCCGGCGGCCAATACACGGCGTTTGGTTCTGAATCCATGACAATGTAAGAATCCCATTTGAGATAGGTGTCTGAGTCTGGGCGAAGATCAAAGCCGACTGAAACAACGCATCCGCTAAGACACCTGACAAGCTTTCCTTGAGGCCATCGTCGCTGAATGTGCATTCCTCTAATAACATTTGGGCGTGACCTTGAGACGTTATCCTGACAGAAATTGACTCCATAAGAGGCGTTGTAGATTTCTTCGAAGAATCCTCGCTCATCTTTGTACCGTTTTCCTTTGATTAAGTAGGCACCATTAATGCCAAGCTTTTCAGTTGCGATCATAATACCATTTTATCGTATCTGAGAGATTCTTTCTAAATCCGTTTTTGTTTTGTGACCATCCCATATTTTTGAGTTTGCTTGAATCTATTGAGTACCTGAAATCGTCGGTAGGTCTAGCGTTAATGAAGTCTAAACGAAGCGGGTGCGGGTGTGCATGGTTTTTAAGAAGTAGCTCATGAATAGTGTTAACTAATTCTAAGTTAGAGCATTCATACTCACCACCTATGCAATAGCGCTCACCTGCTATGCCATCATGAGCGATCTTGTCTATGGCTCTGCAATGGTCGTCTACGTAAAGCCAGTTTCTTACTTGTTGGCCGCCTTGATAGATTGTCATGGGTTCGTCGTCTAAAAGCTTAGTTATTGCTTTTGGTATTAGCTTTTCTTCGTGTTGATTAGGGCCAAACACGTTTGATGAATTAGTGATGCGAACGTCAAGGCTATACGTGTGAAAGTAAGAGAGTGCGATCATATCGCTTGCAGCTTTAGAAGCTGCGTAAGGTGATCGTGGTTTTAATGGGGTGTCTTCGTTAAAGCTTGGGTCTTCAAGCTCTAGCTCTCCAAAGACTTCATCGGTTGATATGTGCACAAAAGTACCGAAATTATCAATGCCCCTAAACTCTTCGAGTAGGTTAAAGGTTCCGAGCACATTAGTCTGCACGAAGTCCTTAGGGCCAGTGATAGAACGGCATACGTGCGATTCAGCGGCGTAATGTAACACAATATCGGGCCGATATTTTTGCATTACCTTTGCAACCGCTGCTTGATCGCAAATGTTTATGTTCTCTAGAATTGTTCTTTTGTTCTCTTCTTTAGTTAAAAGCGTAGGGCGGGCGGCGTATGTGAAGGCGTCGACTCTAACGATTGTATCAAATGGGTAATGATTCACCCACCACTTGAGCATATTTGAGCCTATGAAGCCTTCTGAGCCTGTGATCATTACCGTAATAGCCATACTTATTGCTTCTCACATTATTTTTTTTTGTCTAGTATGAGTGCATGAGAATTTTCATAATCGGGTCAGGTAATCTAGGCATCGCGTTATTTAGAGCGCACAATTATAATGGCGACACTGTTAAAATGTCTGTGAGAAATAAAGATTCGTTTTTGGGTTTCAATGTAAAAGAAATGATTGATTTTAAGCCCGATAGAATCTACTACGCAGCCGGATGTGGGTCAGTAGATGAGGCAAACAAAAACACCTATGAAACATTTAAAACGTGTGTGCTTATACCTAAAACAATTCTAGAGCTTAAACGTTTAAGCGGTTTTGAGTTTGTCGCGTTTAGTTCTCAATACGCTGAACGACCCGACTTGTCTTTATACGCCGCTTGTAAGCTCAGTCTTGAGGTATTAGTTCGAAATTATCCAAACGCTTGGGCGCCACGAGTAGCAAATTTAATCGGCGAATACATGCCAGAGAAAAGCCTTAATGGAAAACTTCAAGCTAATAAACCAAAGATACTGCCTAGAAATATTGTATTTCCGACCCATGTTGACGAGATAGCAAAGCGATGCGTAGGCAATGAGTTTAAAAAAACCAAAGAGCTTTTTAAACGTCCGGGCATTCCACTTTGTACGTATGCAAGCGAGCTTTTAGGCTATCGAGTAAAGGCTGGGCCAAAGGATACTAACAGACCTTAACGAACGCCAGCGATGCACACGTTCAAATAAGCAGGGGCGCTTGAATCCCAGCATGAGCGTCTTATGTCTTCGGGTGGAATTATCTTGCAAGGGAACTCATAACAAGCCACCGTTTGAGACGCTTTACGAAACATGTACTTTAAAGCCTCAGTAGAAAACCTATAGAAATCCATAGGATATCCGTGTAGTGGGAAGCAATTGTGCGTTTGAATGAAAAACGCGCCCCCCGGGGGAAGGGCGCGTAAAATCTGCCGTGAAGCTAAACTCGGCTCATATAGATGTTCGTACACTGAAGAAGCCCAAATGATGTTGAACTCCCCTGAATCAAACGTCCGGGTTAATTTATGAATATCAACTACAATGTCGACATCCTCGCCGTCAAGAAAATCTGCCATCACATATTTTTTTGCATTCGGAAATAACGCTTTATGATGCGTTGAGTTTGGCCCCCATTTTTTAGTACCTATTTCTAGAACGCGTTGCTCTTCAAATTTATTAACGTGATCAAAGAAAAACTTTAAGCTTTCATTCATTGGGTAGTTCCTTAAAAATTGGCTGTTATATTGTAGCGCTTCCGACATTGCACAAAGCCTCTATGATTTTAAATCTTTTGTGATTCACTGCATCTAAGGTGTAGTACTCCATGATGTGAGCCCACGAGTCACGAACGAACGAATCACGAATCGATTTGTTAAGATTGTTAACTTCTTTTAACACTTTTAAGAAATCACCTTTTTTGTTCGGGTCGTATGTTTGAACGCCCGGCTTCGTCCACTCTGGCATCCGTGGAGCTATAGTCACCGCCCCCGCAAATGTGGCCTCAAGCCATGCGATGTTTGATTTTGACCTGTTAAACTCGTGGTCACAAAGCGGTACAATGAAGATTTTAGGGGCGCACCTGTAAATGTATTGGTGATACACGATCGGGTCCATAACGCCCGTTAAATGCGTCCTATCGCGATCTAGCCGATCAGTTAGAAACCATAGCCTGTCACCAATGAATTCGAAGTGAATATCTTTATCATGCTGCGCAAATTCTATAATCTCGGGGGCTACGGTCATAACGTCTTTATGGTGAGTCTGAGACCCGCGCCACATAACTAAATTGTTTTGCTCATCAGGTATCTTTCCGGGCTCGCAATATTGGCTAAATAAATCAAAGTTAAGAGCGTTTGGAATGACGCGTATATTCTTATTAAATCTTATATACTTTTGCTTTAGCACTTCGGTTGAAACTGAAACAACGTCGGCAAGCTCAAGACACTCACCAATGGCTTGTTGATTTGACTTAGTACCGTATGTGCTAAGGCAAGGGTTATCAGAGGGTATAGAGAAAAGATCATCGTCAAAGTCCATCCAAATGGGCTTGTTCATGGTCTTAAAAATTCGACAAAGTTTAGCTTCAGCGGGTGAGTGCGGGCGTTGAATAAACACCATGTCACACATTGCTACTTTGACCCAATCAATCGAGTCACCAAGCATCAAGCTTATATTGTATCTTTTGGGAAGATGAGAGAGCGGCCCTACTGCACGATAAAAACTAGTCGCATCTTGCGGACTCGGTATCACGCAAATCCTCGAATAGTTTCTATTCATTATTCGGCTTTAGCTTCTTGGGTCTCGTCGCCGCTTACCACTACTTCAGATTGTTCAAGTCTTAAAATAGCCTCTTCATTTTCTTTTAGAATTCGTCGAAGTCTATCGATTTCGCGTGAATGGGCTTCAATTGTTACAATCGTATCATATGCAAACGCTTTTAATTCTTTTGATGTCATAAGAAAGAACTAGCATAAAATTTTAATTAAAAAAGAAAAAATAATTAGACGCCCCACCTGACGGGACCATGAATTGATAAGGTTTCGCATTGTACCAGCACGTTAAATATCCGGGATGAAAACCAGACGTCATCACACCCTGATAAGGTTGCGAGTTGTACCAATCTGTTAATTGACCTGTTTGAATATCTGCGCTCATTGTACCGTCACCGTATCCCAGTTAATAAATCCTGTTGTCCCATCGCAATCAATATAGAACTCTAAAGCCCCGCTCGACGTAACTGCAACCGGAAGTGTATACGATAAAGTTTGCCAGTTGCCCGGCGATGAAACCGCTGTTGCTGCAACTATATCAGAATTATAGGTAGAACCGACCGCTGGATTAGATTTTAAAATAAGCCTTGGAGCATTACCATTATACGTGGCGGCATCACCTGAACCCGTATTTGATGTTCTAACTTTTACACTTACAGTAAATGTATTACCGCTTAAAACAGGAATAATAAATGAACCACAGTTAGTTTTATACGAAGCCGTACTCGGTGCCGCACGCTGTGAAACGGGCGATGTGTCGTAAATAGTTGTGTCGGCTGTGAGAGTTCCATTCGCTTGATAGACTCTGTTTGAATTAGCCGTAGTATTTAGATTTTGAATACCAACAAAAGCGCTTTGACCAATTAAATTTGCGCCGGTAATTAGTGTCGGTGATCCAAAATTGCAGTTTCTAAAAACAGAGCCGCCGAACGAAAGACTAGCGGTAGATTGAATGTCGCACGTTGCGTGTGTTGTAACTGTTCCGATGTTGCAGTTATCAAAAAAAACGTTCTTTCCACTGCCTGACGACAAATACACCCCGACCGGGCAAGTCAGCGTTGTGCCTGATTGAATGCTTGCGTTTGTGATGTTTACGTTTTCCATGGCTCCGTTATTGTAAAAATTTTGCTGAGAATTACCAAAGAGAGTAATAGAATCAATCACGCAATCTCTGACAGATGAAAACACTAGACCAATCGTATTTCTCCAAGAGGTGACATTTGACATTAAAATAACTTTAGTTCCGGCAGGACCATAAAGAAGAGTTACGTTGGGAGACGATGCATTGCTGTGAAAATTGCAGTTTGTAAACGCTAACGCTGTTCTTAGTGTTGTTTGAAATAGCACCGGGCTGGTAAGTGCGCTAGAAACCGTTAACCCATTAAACGTCGAATAACCATCAACCACATAAACTTGACCGCTATTAATCACAAAATTATTTGTGGCGCTTACATTTGCAGATTTAATGTTTGTTACAAAAAAAACTGCATACGCTCCCGCCAAAAAAAATACATTGCCAACAAAAGTTACGTTATCAACGCTCTGTGAGCCGTTTGTGTTTATTATTGATGCCCCGGAGTTTGCGTCTTTAAAAGAGCAATAACTGATTGTGTTACCGACTGTGCCTGTGCTTGCTATCAAAACACCTGTTTTGTAGGTTGTGCTTGATCCGATGTATTGAAAACCGACGTAGTTAATTTGATAATCTAACGAATGTACAACAACATAAACCGTGTTTGTGGTGCTATTGCCTACGATATTAACATTTCTTGTTAAATTAATTACCTCAGCAACTATGGGTGAAACCCCGCCGTGCGCATATGTTAATGCAGGCACCGGCACGGATGTACCAGATGCACTACCCGTCATTGTCAATCTTTCATATTGACCCGCTGTTTGTGATGTAGAGGCAACGACAATTTCTTCACCGCTACTCCATCCAGTTGAAACGTCTGTAGTAATAGATGTAGCTCCGACCGATGCGTCCGCATTTAAATAAGCCCAAGCTGTTTTTGTGGCCCCAGTAATTCTGATAACAGAACCGTATCCCCAGTGAAAATAAGACCCAGCCGCACCCGCCGCCGCTGGAAAAGAAATAGTAGCTGATGATGTCGATGGCATTGATGGAATTGTTAAAGTTCCACCGTTTCTAATTAAAATCCGATTAGTACACGCGATGTAGTAAGCTGTTGATGCAGAATTGCCCCATGTCCAATCTCCACCATTACCGACCTCCACTGAATTGAATTGGGTCGTTGCCGTATTGTTATGTGTAATTACATTTCTTGATGTTGAACCGGCCCCTGTGATCTCACCTACAATAAAAAGGGTATCGCCTGCGGCCATTGTGCCTGTGCTTGTAGTTCTTAAATATCTAGACCAATTTGAACTAGAAGATCCCCAAAGAGCCACTTGGGTCCCAGTTGTAGTTTTTCCTTGAACGGTGTAAGCGGTGGCGGCAAGAAGAGTGACCGGTGATGCGAACTTAAAAAAAGCCCAATATCCTTGGGAAAACGATCCTGAAGAAAGAGAACCATTACCCTGCGCTGGCAAATCAGAAACATTACAAGTGACAACCGTACCAGTAACCGCAACTCCTGCTTGTGCAAGCTGTATGGTAATAGTCCCGGTTGGTGATGTCGATCGAATACTAACTTTTACTCCAATACCATCAATTGTGATCGCACCCGGAGTAAACGCGGAAGAACTAACAAACGATGTTGTCAAATACGTTGATGCGGTTGTCTCATTATTTAATAAAGAGGTTGAATCAATTAGATTCAGAGAACCGGTAAAATTCGTTGTGCCTGATGGTGCTGCATATGTCGCCATTTTATAAACCCATCAAATATTGATTTTCATAAATCAAACAATCAATAATTTTTGAGTTTGAAATCATTTGATTTAAATTGGGACCGTCTACGAAATTTTTTTCAAGCACTACTTCGGGCATAACTCCTTCATCGTCCGTCAAAACAAATGTACAAGAATAATTCCCAAGCTGATTAAGCACGTTTTTAACTTCCGCATTGTAAGCCATTACACAGCCCCTCTATTTCTAGCCATTGCGATCCACTTACCTTTACCAGAATTATAGCAGAAACCAAACTGATCTAAAGCATTTGCAGTGCCTGACGTTGTAAAATCTGTCGATTGAATGTCTGATGTAAATAAAAAGTTACCAGCTCCAGTCGACCACGTAACGGTTCGACCTCCCGTTCCATCTTGTAATAATCTGAACCAAACAAGCTGATTTGCCGTTGGGGAACTTGGGCCATTGATCACAATGTTTCCAGTCAGTGTAATGTCAATAAAGAAACTAGTTGCGGTCGGGCTTACGGTTGCAGAATAGGAAACTGTTTGTGCCGATTGCTCAACGGGGCCAGTAAGAACGTCTCCCGCGCGATTGACATAAGTATTAGTATCAACCGCCAATGTTCCATCGCCACTGGTTGTTTTTACAAACCCGTTTGTCGTTAGATTTGATAACTTCGCAATATTCTGGGTCGTATTAACTGTGACTGTGTTAACAGTTCTAGTAAGACCCGTTGAAAACGTTAAGACAGATTCTTTGCCGTTAAATGTCGACCAATCGGTTTGGGTTAGATAACCGTCATGGGTAGAGTCTGCGACGTGAATAGAAAATACTCCAGAGCCGGAGTTGTAAGAAATTGGTGCGGTTGCTGAAACTGCGGCTCTTGCTCGCGCGTCTGTATAGTAAAGGTTTCCAGACTCAGTAACTTGTGCGGTAGTGTAATCACCGCTTTGCGCGGTAACGGCACCGGCTCTGCCAAACACACTTGAAACACCCGTTACAAGGGCCGCAGTATTACCATTTAATTTTTGAATTGCGGAAAGAATTGAATCACTCGAAGTGATTGTGCCCGCTCCCGATGTGTAACCTGTAAGGGTTGCTGAAATCGCTCTAGTATTAGTGAAATAAAGATTAGTATTTTCTGGCACCGCAGCCGTGTCTAGTGTTTGAAAAGTCTTATCGCCTCTCCAATATTGCAACGAAGTACCGACCAAAATCGCGGGTTCTTTTGCGTTGAATGTTGACCAATCCGATGACGTTAAATAGCCATTCACAAGAGACGTGGCTGCGGCCATTGATATAACGCCAGTTGAGTTATTGTAAGAAACGGGAGCAGTTGCAGAGATTGCACCACGCGCACGCGCATCGGTGTAATAAAGATTCGTACCTTCTGTTAAGTCGGTAGTCGTTTTCGTTGCAAAGTCAGAGTTAAAACGGCTTGATGTGTAATATAAATTCGAAGTGCCTTCAGTTACTTGATCCGAATTGTAATCACCGCTTTGAGCAGTAACGACACCAATGCGGCCAAAGACACTTGTTACGGCACCACCTGCGGCTAGGTTGTACTCTGTACCATCATCGCTTTTAAAAAAAAGAATGGAAGCACCTGAAACTGTCTTAGGATAAAGCGAAGTAAACCCGCTTGCAGGCGTTGAGGGCGTTGTACCGACTTCAAGTTTTAATTGACTCATCCGATTGTTAACTCCCCGCTAGGTAGAGAAGATTTTTGCGATGGTGAACCTTCGAGAATTGTTTGCTCGCCATCGCCATTAATTGTGAAAGTAGTGTTTGAGCTTTGAGTAAAAGAGTTGACCATTTGATTTCCGCCGCCGGGGCCGGGGCCATTCCCCGTTGTCTTGATGAATTGAATCTCGCCCGTATAGGGATCAAATAGCCAAGGCATTAGGTAATCGCCCCGCTTACAAAATAATTTTTAGTTGTATCTGTGTAAACAAAAGTCGCTGTTTGTTGAGTGACGCCGTTAAGCTTAAACGTCCAAACTTCAGTCACCGCATCAGGGTAAGAAACCTCAAAAGAGTCAAATGGCTTTGTGATAAACTTTTGTTTATCTAAAACGTGAAGTGCGCGACGACCGTCGGAGTCTTGGGAGTTTCCTAATGGTAAGCCTCTATCCATGTTTAAAGCTGAAATGCTAGGTGTTTCGTCAGACATCTATGTCACCATTTTTTTTCTTCAAGTTACTTTGACACGGGCCGCACAATGCCTTTTGATAATGCCTTCGATTTGAATTATAGACAAACACGCGTTTACATTTAGTGCAGGTTAGGGTTCTGCATTCCTCGCATTTGCCAGAGCTATTACCCGTCCAGTTGCTACAACGATTAAAGTTCAAGCATGGTGCCTTGTTTCTATAGTATGACGCATCATTCATTTATTAAACCCTTTAACTTTTCTTTAACATCGTCAAGAGAACGAGCAACGAACGCAAGGCCACCGTTTAAATTGACTCTGTCGATAAAAAGCCTTTGGTGAGGCGATAATCGCCCGGTTGATGTCTTTACCTCAATGGCAAGCATTCGACCGTCTGGAAGGCATCCTAGAACGTCTGATACGCCCCTAATCTTGTAGGGGTTGTGATTTTTACGATGAACTCTACGAACTGGGTCAAATGTGCCTTGGCGATCAACCTTGAAGCTGAAAACATTGATCATCCTAAGCCATGCAAGAATTTCATTTTCAATGAGCTTTTCGGGTTGCATGAAAGCAAGTATTGTTATTTTTCTTAATAATGCAAAATCTTGCGTTTTGAAAATTTTTGCTTATACTTCGACTCATTCACGAATTCCTTGTGAGTAGGTTCTGCTCTAGGGGTGGGGGTAGCTTCCCACCCCGAAAGCTCTCAAGGGGTTTGCAACCTACATCAAAGGAGTTTCATCATGTCTGAATCTATCACGCTCACAATTAATAATTGGGATATTTACAATCCACGAAAAGACGTCAAATTGACGCAGTGGTTTAGACTTCAAAACACTCTGCCAATCGATCGAAAATTCGTTCAACCAGCTGAACAAGAAAAGCTCATTTTTTTGTACCTTTTATGTGAGACTTCTAAGCAGGCAAAGCATGGAATTTGTGAGGTAATGCCCGACCTATTGTCTCGGTTATGGAACGTGAATAAAAAGACCATCGTGCAAACTATTGAAAAACTTACCGAATTATCAATAAGTACTTACCAAGTACTTGGCAAGTACTCGGAAAGTACTCTACATAACAATACAGAACAGAACAGAACAGAACAATACAGAACAGAACAGCACAGAGAAGTACTTGAAACGAACTCCGCATACGCGGATTCGCTTCTTGAAATTTATGACCCTTTGATTGAAGATTGGTTAAAAAATTTAAAACCAGAAATAATAAAAAGCTGGCAAGCAACCTACCAAGATTTGTCATGGGTGAAGCAAGAAATCTTAAAAGCCAAGACGTGGTGCGTTGCAAATCCTTCTAAAGCGCCTAAATCAAATTTTGCTAGATTTATTACAAACTGGC